AAGCCTGCACCTGAACCCAACTTTATGTTGTTTGAAAAGTGCATGCGTGGCGACACTAGCGACAACGTGTTTAGTGCATACCCAGGTGTACGCAAGAAAGGCACTAAGAACAAAGTAGGTCTTATTGAAGCATTTGAAGACAAAAGCACTAAAGGATTTAATTGGAATAACATGATGTTACAGCGATGGGTAGATCACGAAGGTGTAGAGCATCGTGTGCTAGATGATTACAATCGAAATGTTGTACTATGCGATCTGACTGCACAACCTGCAGATATTAGAGAGATAATTAATAACACTATTGCAAAAGTAGAACCTAAAGACATTACACAAGTCGGTATGCGTCTTATGAAGTTCTGTGCTAAATGGGATATGCAACGAGTTGCAGACCAAGCACAATATTTTGCAGAACCATTACAAGCGAGGTATCCTAAATGACATTAAGAGCAAAACCAGTATTAAAAGATAAATTTTGGATTGTTGAAAACAATGGCGAAAAAATCGGAACTATGTCTTGGAACGAAGATCGTTATATGTTTGCAAGTACAGTCGAAACATGTTTTTTTGACAACAAGCGAGATATGAAAAAACGGTTTGGGATCGACATTGAATGGGGCGACCATGTAGCAAAAGTTGAAGATTCTAATGATTATGATGTACACGGGTATCCAACTAGTGTTGTCCCATATAATTCAATGTATGATGTAAAACAAAAATTGCCGCTGTTTACTAAAAGCGAAAAGTCTAAGAGTTTATATTGTGCAGGATACTATGTTATCCAGTTTGATAAAGGATGGGTTAAGAGCTTTTGTCCTAAATTAATTACAATTGAGCGTTACGAATCTAAAGGCCCATTTAAAACTGAATTTGAAATGAAGCAGGAGTTAAGTCGTGTCAACCGTTGAACCTCTTAATACTGTTGAAATAGAAAGATTTATATCAGCAGTAAAAAATGCCGAAAATAGTCGTGCAAAAGAATTACGTATTGATATTCAAAATGCAAAAACTCTAGCATATACACTTGGTATAGTAATGGCTCGATTAAATGGTGATCTTGAAAAACTTATATCTCAACAATCTGATAATCAGACTATTGAAATTAAACTAGATCAAGGGGCTGGTTGGGGTTAAATACTCTGTTAAAGAGATAAATATATACGTAGTTAATTTAGAGGATTACGTATATGAGTAGACCAAAACCCAATGTATTATTAGAGTATGTAGACAGTAAAACTTATCGAGCAGAACAAGTTTTAGAGGCAGAGGCGGTATGGGCAGTGTTTTTTAAAAATAAACCGTTTAACCTTAAAAGTTCAAATGCGTTAACTAACTACCCTGGTCCTAAATATAAGAAAACTAGTTTTTCAAATCCAGGACATGCATTTAATCTAGCAGAAAAACTAAACAAGATGTTTTCTACTGAAGAGTTTACTGTGGTGATGTTAACCGAGGGCAATCAGGTTAATGAATCAGAATGAACTGGAAAGAAACATATACTAAGCTCTTTTTAAAAGAACTTGGAAAATCCACTAGCGATACTAATGTTAAACAATATATGCCACTATGGTGGCAAAATACTCGCAATAAAGATTCAGGTGGTTTACGGTTAACAGAAGAGGGATTTGATGTATTAACACAGATAGATCTAACAACGTACGATATACCTTATCCTAGAGATGTTCCATTGTCTACTCAAGTAATTATTCATCTTGACAATTTTATTGACTGTCCATACTATCTTACCAACAGAAGTATTACAGTAACGAACGAAAAGAAAGCAGTCGAACTGACTCTTTTTAGTGGCGATTTGCGCAAATATGGCCTAACAAAAGCTATGAATAGATCAAAAAAATCCTAAGTTATTGATTTTAAACGTGTTCTTTTTTACAAAAAAGGTTGACATTTGCTGTAGATATGTTATTATATATACATAGTTAGATATAAACGTACTAATACACAAAGAGGGAATACACTATGGATACGTCAACTCGCACAGTTAGCCCAAACGGCGCAAAAGCAAGCATCAAGCATGCGCTTACAAAAAAACGTCCTATCTTCCTTTGGGGACCTCCAGGCATTGGTAAGTCTGATATTGTTAAACAAATTACAGATGGATTTACAAACTCACATCTAATTGACATTCGTTTGAGTCTTTGGGAACCTACAGACATTAAAGGTATTCCTTACTTCGACAGCAACTCAGGTACAATGGTGTGGGGTGCTCCTAGCGAACTTCCAAGCGAAGAATTTGCGGCACAGTATGACAACATTGTATTGTTCTTAGACGAGATGAACTCGGCAGCGCCTAGTGTACAAGCGGCAGCATACCAGCTTATTCTTAACCGTCGTGTTGGTACTTACAAGCTGCCAGACAATGTTATGATTGTTGCGGCAGGCAACCGTGAAGCTGATAAAGGTGTTACATATCGTATGCCTGCTCCGTTGGCTAACCGCTTTATTCACTTGGAACTTGCTGTTAACTTTGATGACTGGTTCCAGTGGGGTGCTGATAACAAGATTCACACAGACGTACTAGGTTATTTGACATTTGCAAAGAAAGACTTGTATGACTTTGATCCTAAGAGTCCAAGCCGCTCATTTGCTACTCCACGTAGCTGGAGTTTTGTAAGCGAATTGCTAGAAGATGCTTTAGACGATAANACTACTACAGACCTTGTATCAGGTGCAGTNGGTGAAGGTCTTGCCGTTAAGTTTATGGCACACCGCAAAGTTGCTGCCAATATGCCTAACCCATCTGATATCCTAACAGGCAAGGTAAAAGAGCTTAAGACTAAAGAGATTAGTGCTATGTACTCTTTGACTGTGTCTTTGTGTTACGAGCTTAAAGAAGCAAGTGACGCAAACGACAAGAAGTTTGACGACAAAGTCAACAACTTCCTGCGCTTTGCAATGGATAACTTTGATACTGAACTAGTTGTAATGGGTATCAAACTTGCACTTACACAGTATGCATTGCCAATTGATCCAGATGAAGTAGAATGTTTTGACGAGTTCCACGATAAGTATGGTAAGTATATCAAGGCGGCGCAAGGCGTATGATATTAAACGGACGGGTTCTTTTGAGTCCGTCCGTTCTTTTGGATCATATTTTGGTTGACATCTACTATAATGATGCTATAATATATGTATAAGTTAACAAAAGGGGCAATAGCAATGGCTACTAAAGATACTGCAAGTAAACTTAAAAACTGGCAACCTAACCCAGATATTACTGAACAAGAACTAGAAGTAATGCGTGTTGAAGTTATGGACCGTATTATTACTGCTCGCGTAGGCTTGCTGTTGCGTCACCCTTTCTTTGGTAACATGGCTACACGTTTGCGCATTATTGCCGCAGACGAGTGGCTTCCTACTGCGGCTGTAGANGGTCGCAACTTGTACTACAANACACAATTCTTTAATGCAATGAACAATAAAGAAATTGAGTTTGTTGTTGCACACGAAATCCTACACATGGTNTTTGATCACCTAGGTCGTAGAGATGATCGTAATCCTATGCTCTACAACATTGCCGCAGACTACATTGTAAACAATACACTTGTACGTGATCGCATTGGATCATCTCCTAGCATTGTAGACTGTTTCCAAGACTTTAAATATGAAGGCTGGACTTCAGAAGATGTATACGACGACTTGTTTGAAGAAGCTAAAAAGAATGGCGAAGAGTACTTGAAGCAACTTGGCGAAATGCTAGACGAACACCTCGACATGGACGAAGGTGACGAAGGTAGTTCAGACGGTGACGTAGGCGAAGATGGCAACGGTAATGCTACAAGTAAAAGTAAGCCTAAATATTCTAAAGAGGAAATGAAGAAGATCAAAGACGAGATCAAAGAAAACATGCTTAGTGCCGCGCAGAGTGCTGGTGCTGGCAATGTTCCGGGTGCCGTTGCACGTATGATCAAAGAGCTTACTGAGCCTAAGATGAACTGGCGCGAAATTCTGCGGCAGCAGATTCAAAGTACTATCCGTAGCGATTACACATTTAGTCGCCCGTCTCGCAAAGGACAAATGACTGGCGCTATCTTGCCCGGTATGGACTTTGATCAAACTATTGATATTTGTGTTGCTATTGACATGAGTGGGTCAATCAGCAATAAACAAGGTTCAGACTTCTTAGGTGAAATTAAAGGAATTATGGATGAGTACAAAGACTACAATATTAAAGTTTGGTGCTTTGATACACGAGTCTATAACGAACAAGAATTTACAGCAGACGGAGGCGATGACCTAAACGAATACGAAGTTATGGGCGGNGGCGGNACCGATTTCATGTGCAACTGGGAATACATGAAAGAACACGATATTGTTCCTAAAAAATTCTTAATGTTTACAGATGGCTATGCTTGGGATAGCTGGGGTGATGCAGATTACTGTGATACAGTATTTGTTATTCACTCAAATCATAATAAAGGATTGCAGGCACCATTTGGACAGACTGCACACTATGACGAAAATGCTGCATAGAAAAGAACCTAATCCATTGAATTTATTTAATCTGAGGCAAGTTAAATCAGCTCCGCCTCATTTTGAATACGTTAACTTGCCTGCTAAATATAATTTAGAAAACAGTCTTGCCAAATGGATTAGAAAGAACTGTAAAAACAGATTTTATTTAAATCGTAATATTACTTTAGATAGTGATAGAAAGCTAATAAATGTAATTACAGTAGGGTTTGAAGAAACAAAAGACATGAGTTATTTCATGTTAGCTTGTCCACATTTGAAATACAATTAAATAAAGTACGCATATATACTATATAAGGAGTTAAACATATGAGCGAAGATAAAAATGTTGAAGCCGGTTCTCCGGAAGTAACAGAGCAAGCACAGGCACAACAAGGTCCTGATCTGACTGTACAAGACTTACAGAACCTTAAATCAATTATTGATGTTGCAAGCCAACGAGGTGCTTTTAAACCAGGTGAAATGATCACAGTTGGTCAAACATACGCTAAACTAGAACAATTTTTAGAAGCAGTAGCCAAAGCACAACCACAACAAGGAGCATAAAATGGCACTTAAACACGTAGGCAGAATTGCTGCCAATAAAAGAAAAGTAATTGTAGCATACAGAGTGGTTCCAGACGAGCCTGATAACTGTGTAGTTGTAACTACCGAAAATCTAAATTCAGAAGAACACGATACGCTAATGAAGGCTGTTGAATCTGCATCTGGTCAAGAAGCAGAAGAGTTTGCAGTAGCAATGGCACGTACTTATCTTCCAGATGGGCGCAACATGCTATCAGGGTTCCACACTACAGGAAAAATGCGCAAAGTTCCAAGTGAAGCAGTTGAGATGACTCCAAATAGTAATACTACTATTAATCTTGCAGAGCTTAACAAAATTCTTGCTGAACAAAAAGGTGTTACTGTAGGTGATCTTGCAATGCGCTCAACCCCGGCAGCGCCTAGTACAAAGACTGAAGATGCAGTTGATGCAGCAGCAATGTATGCTAACGAAGCACCTGCGGCGCCTGTAGCTGCACCTGTTGACGGTGTATTGTCTGATTCAGATCTTGCAAAACAGTATCGTTCGCAAGCAGATCGACTAAGCAAGGAAGCTGCTGAACTAAGACGCCAAGCTG